GTGGCGGGGCATATCTTTATCTGACGGTCGCGCCTGTCTGGCGCTCAAGGTACTTGGCGTAGCAGCGGAAGGCTCCGTCGTGGTCAGGGTCCTCGTTCAAGACGAACACTTGGTACTGGTGGATCATCTCGTGGAGCATGACACCTAGCACGTCCTTGACGTGGGCAGATATCATGATCTTGTTGCGGATGATCTCGTCGTTCTCCGAGACGGTGACGAGCAGGGTACCGTCGTACTTCTTGGCGCGGGTGATCCGGATGGCGGTCGGGGGCCGTAGCTTACCCCCGAACCACCTATCGTTGCACTCGTGCCAGATCTCCCACAGGGCGGAGACCCGCCGCATTACACGTCCGAGACCGGGATCCAGCCGTCGTCGTCCGTGCGCCACTGCTTGCCAGCCGTGGCCGTGACCACGTACACCGGGGTGTAGTCTACCCACGCCCGCAGCCCAGACACGCTGCTCAGGCCGGTAGTATGTAAGCATCCAGAGTCGTTGTAGGACCCCACGTCCGATGCTGCAACTTCCCCTTCTGGTACAGCTACAGGAATATAGTCCACCCACTTGCGCAGGCCGGACACAGACGAGAGAGCGTACACCTGCTTGGCAACGCGAAACGTACTCGCTACATCCGGGATCGTGATGGCCGGAGTGACATAGTCCTCCGTAAGGGCCGCCACCGTGGCGGCAAAGTCCGTGTCGTTCAGTGCGACGTTGTACACAGCAAGCGCGGCCATCTGGCCGTTGAACTTGGCGTAGTTAGAGCGCATTATGGGAGCGGGAGTAGACGTGTCCCACCACATGGACCCGATAGCGGGGCTCGCCGTACCCTCGACACCATCTACTCCGACCTTAACAGTGCCTCCGTCGCCCGAGCATCGCATCGACAAGACGTGAGGCGTGGCCGCGGTGACGGCCTTAGCTCCGGATGTCTTCGGAGATCCGTCGTACACAAACGCGGTCATATTACCGTTCTGAGCTATTCTCCAGTCGAATAACCCGGACGGGTGGATCATCAATTCGTAGCCTTCCGCCGTAGGAAGGGCAGCTAGCTGTACCACTAAGAACATAGTGAAGGCTTTACTAGCCGACGTTAAGTCACTATAGTTGGCGCTTAAATCGAAGCCGTCGCTGTTCGCAGGAGTAAACTCGACTACTGGCCGTCCACCGAATCCGTCGACAAGCTGGGGCCGCTGCGCGTCAGCGGGGGCCTGAACATAACGAGCATCAAGCTCGTTTACCCAGCGCCGAACTTCACTGCCCACAGACACCGCACCGGACCCGAGGCCCGTGAACATCTTAGTGGCGTAACTCGCCGCAGACAGATGGTAGACTAAGTTGGTTGTTGGAAGTGCCACAGGTTACTCCGTGTCGAACTGTTGACGTCGCCACACGCGGATGCCGTACGTTGCTGTAAAGACCAGCAGGATCAACCACTGGTACCACTGGGGCGTGGCCGTCAACGACGCAAAGCCGTTGGCCACTATCTCCGCACCGTCGAACCACTTTGTACGTACAAAGCTGAGGATGGACGGGATGCTCAGGATGATAAGTACGTACTCGTCTTTCCATCCGCTATTCTTGATCTGCTCGATCTCCCACGTGGCGTCCGCCGCAAGGCCGGCCTTGATCAAGTCCGCCTGCCTCTCCCCCTTAGCCGTCTCGAACTTCAGCTTGGCCTCGTGCTTAGCCGCGCTAAGCTCCGCCTTGCGGGTGAAGTACGTGGCCACCGGCTCCGCAATCCCCTTGCCCAACAGGGCCTTCATCACGTCTAGGACGTTCATCACTTCACCCCGTTGTGTTCAAAGCTGTAGTGGTTGCCGTCGTTGAAGCGACCGCCCCACCGTGCCAGTTCGTGCTGCTTCTCCCACCACTCCCCGAGGGGCTGGTGGTCCGACGTCTGCTCCAAGAACTCCCCGTCCTTGAACAGGTTGAGGTCTATGGCCAGACGGACCTTGTGCGCCGAGTTGGGGTGGGAGTACGATTTGCGTACCCCCAACGCCCCGTGTGCCCGAGGATCCCGGTAGGCGTCGCCCAACGTGATCTCGTACCCCAGTTCGTGCGCCTTGTCGATCAGGCGCGCGACCAGCTTGGCGAACTCACTCTGCTTCTTTCTGAGACTCATGATTAGTAGTCGTCGCCCCATTCGGCTAAGTTCTGGTACTGGTTAGCAAGCTCGCCCCGGATCATCGCTTCCGCTAGAGCTTGCTTAGAGATAGCCGACGTGATGGGCTCCTCGGTGATGCCCGCGAACTCCCGGAGCATTTCCCTGTGAGACGTAGCGTCCCTCTTGAGGACCTTGTTCAGGACCTTCTCAGCCAGCTTGACCCGGAAGCCTGCCTGTGCGATCTCGTGGCCGACCAGATGCCGGTTGATGCCAGCAAGCGCCGTGTCGATGAGGCCGATAGGATCGCCCAGCTTGGTGTGCTCGGCCGCCCGAGCCGCGTGCTGGATGGACACGAGGTCCTTGTCCTTGATCCCCATGGCCTTGATCAACTCCGGGTTCTCCTTGCGGAAGCGCCGGATGTTGTTCGCCACAGCCCGATAGTTGCCCCGCGTTGGGTTCGGGTTGTCAAGCAACGGCTTCATCAGGTCGTACATTACCGAGCCCTGCACCGCGATCTTCATGTTCGGGGTGTTGCCGGTAAGCTGCATCAGATGGTCGTACAACCGACTAGCCTGCTTGCCTCCAAGCAACGAGCTAGTGCCAAGGATCGTATCGGCCAACTTCTGCGGAGTCATGTCAGGGTCAGCGATGATATCGCGGACAGCCTTAAACTCGTTCCAGTTGTTCTTGTACGAGGAGTACGCGTCCTGCGCTTCCTTCCATGCCTGCCACGGGGCATCCAACCCCTGAGCCGCGTCAGCCTTGAACTGCTGGTCCAGCATCTCGTCCAGCTTCGTGCCGATACGGGAGATAGCCGCGCCATCCGGATTATCCCGGTTGGCCTTGGCTGCCTTGATCAGCCGCTCCCGGATCGCCTGCAACTCGTTAAGCTGCTGGCGCTTGATCGGGATGTTCTTCGGAGCCGTGCGATAGCCCGTGCCCTTCTTGTTCAGCTGGGTGGTAATGCGGGTGTTCAGACCACGCAGATCCTCCAGCGCCGCCATGATGGGCTGGGACTCGAAGACCCGGAAGCCGTCAGCAGACAGTTCCTTGGCCAACAGGTCCGCAGTTCCGCCTGCCCACGACACGTCGGTGTAGTGCGGCTGGGCACGGAACTTGTCCCACAGGCGATTGACCAGAGACTTCTCACGTAGGCGGGCCGCGTTGGCTTCCTTCGAGATCATCTCAAAGCCAGCACCGCGCACAGGCGAGGACTGGCCCTCCGCCAAGCGGCGGACGGACTCGTGGATCTTGTCCCTGCGGAGTTCGATACCTAGGGCCTTGGCGTTCTCCTGCAACTCTGCGGCTATCTTGTTGATCTTGGCCTGCTGCGCTGCACGTTCCGCCTGATTCGCGTGGATCTTGCCTAGCGTAGATTCGGCAGCTGTGGTCTTAGCGCCCTGCACGAGGCCCGCCGCTGCGCCCTTCACACCGCCACCCTTGGCGGCAGACGTAGCTAGGCCCGCCTTGATGCCTGCCTTGACGGAACCCGGACCCACCAGCATCAGGACCGCGTTAGCGCCGGTCTCGATGGCAGTAGCAGCGACCGGGTTTCCCCGGCCTAGGTACATGGAGGTGTCCTTCACCTTCTCATCGACGGTCTCCGCCACGGGAGAGAGGGCGTTGAAGAACGCCTTGCCATAGTCCGACTTCGGACTCCACGTCATTGTGTCCTGCACGGTCTTGACGACCTTATCCGCGCCCTCCATCCCGACGAACGGGATAGCTGCTAGGCCCAAGAGGCCGCCTGCCGCCATTCCCGCCAGTCCTGAGACGGCGGTGGTAGCTACGTCAAGAGCGCCGACCGCAACCTTGCCCTTGCGGCTGATGGGGTCGAACTTGATCGGGCCTTCCGGCACGTTCTCGTAGTCGACCTGACCCGGCTCCGGCATAGTCTGCGTGGTGTAGGCACGACGACTCGTGTCCTCGATGAAACGAGGACCGTAGTGGTTGGCTAGTTCAAGGTACTCGGCAGTCTCGTCGACCGGGCGCTGGCCAGCCAGCACCTTCTTAGCCTGCTCAGGACCGCCGTTGTAGTCCGCCAGCATGGCGTCCCAGTTGCCCTTGTACTGCTTCTCAAGGTAGTCGTAGTACTTGCTGGCAGCCTCCGCTGACTCACCGAAGTCAAAGCGGTTCTTCAACCCGAACAGCTTAGCTGTACTCGGGATGAATTGGTAGGCCCCCGCCGCGTTCTTAGGAGACAGCTGGTTAGAGCGCATACGCTCTGCGTTGCCGCGCCACTCAATCGTGGGGATCAAGCGCAGGAAGTGTTCCTTCTGCTTGTTACCACCAGCCTTCTCACGGATGATCGCGTCTTCGGTTTCGTTGAACTGGATCAGCCCCGCCCCAGTAACGGGGCGATTCTCTGCGGCAGTCTTAGGGCCGCCAGCACGCCGGGGCTGTGCCCGGATGCCCGCGTCCTCAGGATTGGCTGCCTTAGCCTTGGCCCACAGGGCCTTGGCCTTCGCCATGATGGTAGCTTGGTCGGCACCCTCCGGCCCTTGGAGCCGGAGTTCAGTACCGTCGGGAGCCTTGACTACGTACGTTTGCATCAATCCACCTTGTTATGGGGCGATGGACAACTGCCACTCACCCTCGTCGTCAGTCACCGTGACCGGACGACCGCTATTGACCGGGGCTACCCCACGTGCAGTGGGAATCGCATACCCGCCAAACCGCTTGTCGAACTCGGCCCGCTTCCGAGCCGTGAGTTCTCTGCTCTCTGCCGACCAGATCCGGTCGTGCATACCAGCCGTCTGAGCCAGTGCCAGATCGTAGGATCGAGCCGCCCGGTTCACGTTGTCGTACAACGTAGCCTTGAGCTTCTCGGGATCCGCCAATCCCTGACCGGCAAGTTCCAGAGCGTTCTTGAAGTCCGCGTCCGAGTACCGGTTGTTGCCCGGCTCCTTCGACCGCATGATCGCGTAGGCCACGTTCATGAGGTTCTGTCGAATGCGGATGGCGTCCTGACCTGTGAGCCGCAGGGCGTCAGGGATGTAGGCGTGAAGCACGCCGTCCACCTGTCTGCCGTACTTCTCAAGCAGGATCTTCTGCCCGCTACCACGCAGGTCTGCGTACTTCTTCTGGCCCTTCTTGCCGACCTCACCGGGAATCTCGATCTCGACTGCGCCCGGAGCGATGCCGAACATCTTGCCGATGTTGTTCATCGTCGAGGTCATGTTGTCTGCGATCTCGACAGACTTAGCGGCGACCGCTCCGCCGAAGCCTAGGACGTCAGTGCTCCCATCCCGCGCAGTCGCGTTGTCGATGATGTTCGCAACGTCCGTAACACCGTCGATCATCTCCACGAAGGCCGTCTGGATCTCTCGCTTCTTGCCAGCCTCGGAGTCGGTCATCATTAGCTCGACGCCTTCCCCGTTGGTCGACGTGAGCTCCTGCGGACGGATTGAGGTGTACTCCCCAGCCTGATAGATGACGTTCCCTTGGTTGTCCGTCATGTTGCCTTCGGAGTCGATCTTGAGGCGCTTGCCGGTGTTCGGGTTGTTGGCCCCGACCGGGAACACATCCTGCCACTCCTCTTGGCCCCACAGCCACTTCTGATGCTCGGCCTCCTCTGGTGCCATGTCGGCCTGCACTTCCTTGATACGCGAGTCGAAGCCGAGGTTCTTGAGTTCAAGCTGCTGCGCCTCGCGCTGCATCCGCTTGGTCTCGTACTGTTCCATGACCGAAGCACCGACGTCGGCCAGCCCGTTACGGAAGGCAGAGTCGGCAAGGAACTTCTGGTACTGGAGGGAGGCGTCGGTAGCCTTGGCGTCCGGGTTCTTGGCCCTCCACGCGTCCATCAACTGCGTCGCCTGCTTGGCCGTGTCGATCTTCCGCTGGTCTTGATCAGGGGTCTTGTACCCCCGATTCGCAAGGGCAGCCGCGAACAGGGCACCGCCCTGAGCGGCACCCGCTGCCGAGCCACGGTAGCCCAGCCCACCAGCCAACTCAAGGTTGCGCTGCTGGTTCAGGAGAAGGTCTTGCTCCTTCATCTTGGCCGGGTCGAGATCCAAGCCGAACTGCGAGAGCAGGCCCGGATACATCTGAGGATTCGCCATTAGAAGCTCCCTCCACCGGGGAGGATGTTGAAGTTGGGCATCTGGATGTTCTGCACACCACTAGGCACGTTGAACGGCTGCATGGCGTAGCTGCCCACGGTCGGAGCCGGGGCACCACCTCCGCCGAACAGGCCCTTGATCTGGCTGCCGAAGGCTGCCGGATTGGCGAGCATACCGTTGCTGAACGCCTGAATGCCTGCGCCGAGCGCGTTGGGCTGGAAGGACTGAGCCGCGTAGGCCTGACCGGCCATAGCGCCAGCGCCAGCCGTGTGCCCGTAGCCTGCGTTGCCGAGCAACTGCTGGTACAGGTTGACCGCGTTCCCCTGCATACCGGTACCGGTCTGGAGGTTCTGCGTGTTGACGTTCGAGCCAAACCCAAACAGGTTCGTGGCATTGGCCATCCGCTGCTGTGCGCGCTGGTTGGTGAGCTCGTTGAAGCCCTGCGCAGCGCCGAAGCCCTGCCCGTAGAGACCGCCAAGCTGCTGTCCAAGCTGGCCAGCCAAGCCGAACATGCCCTGACCGGCCTGCTGCTGGGCACCGAAGCCACCCAGAATGCCCTGCAAGCCCTGACCCATGTAGCCCTGAGCAAGACCCTGATCCCTGCCGTACAGGGACTCAGCCAAGCCCATCGCGTCCAGCTGCCGGGTCGTGTCACCCTGACTCAGGCCGGTCGAGAACGCCTCGATATCGCGCTGGCCACCCGTGGTGCCCATGCGGCCCATTGCGTACTGCCGCCCAAGGAACGAGTCCTGAGCGCGCTGCTCGTACGGCTGTGCCTGCTGGCGCAGAAGGCCGAGCCTCTGCTGGTACACGTCGTTGTAGTTGTTGCCCGCAAGCTGCTGGCCGAGGCCGAACATCTGGTTCGACTGGGCCGCGCCGGGGGCCGGGCCTCCGAGTATGCCCGCACCGTAGTTAGCCGCACCCCCAAACATCCCGCCCAGCTGCCCCTGCAACCCTCCCAACTGCTGCTGGTACGCAGCAAGCGAGTACGGATCCATGGCCGAAGCATCCAGCGAGCCTTGGAACAGGCCGGGGATCATCCCGCCTGCCTGCTGCATCCACTCCTGCGCCTGCTGGCCGCCGTAGCCACCACCGAGGTAGCCCTGCGCAATCTGGTTGTACTGGTCCGCAAACGCCTGCTGCTCCGGGGAGAGCGTGGCGTCGATGGTCCGGCCCTTCTTGTCGTAGTCCACCAGACCGAGGCCTGACGTCACGTCGAAGGGGCGGTACTTCGGAGTCGACGGCTTGCCTCCGATGAGGCCGCCCGCGATACTACCGACTGCGCCGATACCGGCTGCCATTAAGGGCATGTGTCTGTACCTTACTTGATGATGTTCTGTTGGAGCAGGATGTCCAACTTTGTTTCAATGCGGGCCAGTCGGTCCGTCGTGTCGTGCTTGTGCTGCGACAACTCGCTAGCTATGCCGTCCACTCTCGCGCGCATCGCGCTGTCAAGGTTAAGTGCTTCTGCTTCCAACTGGTCGAGGCGTGTGGCCGTAGTCGCACTCTTCACCTTTAAGACTCCGTATGCAATTCCTATAGATAGGACGATAGCGACAGCTGGTATAAGCTCCAGCAGTGATTTGAGGGCGTCGAACATGGTTAGGTCTCCGTGTTCGCGTCAAGAGTGACGGTAGCCGTGTCAAGCACGGCCAAGGTCGTCGCGTCACGGAACTCAAGGGTGCCCGTGAACTTGCTGGCGTTGACTCCGTTCGTGGTGTTGGTGTTCGTCCACGAGCGGGTAGTGCCGCAGTTGAGCCACGTCGCCAAGGCTGATCCCGACATGGAACCGGCCCCGGTAAGGCTGACCTGAGTAAGCCTCACATCGACCTGAGAGGCGCTGCCTGCGGTAAGCCACGTCTGGTTGCCTGTGCCGAGAGACGTAGTGAGCGCACCGGTGTTTGCAACCGTGAGAGTGCACTGAGCGTCGGTAGGCGAGATCTCTGAGACAAGCTCGGGGATCGTCGCCGTAACGGCTACCGTCAGGTACGTCCACGCATCCTTCCATACTCCGCCTACTCCGACGGAGACCTTCTGCACCTGCTTCCACGCGCCGCCAACTCCAACCGACAGGTTGGCCATGGTCTTCCACGCACCGCTTACGCCTACACTGAGTCCCATGATACTTACGCCGTGTACTGGATCCAGATGTCACCAGCGCCCGGAGTACCGGAAGCTGCTGAGGTGGACAGGGTGATCTTTCCGCTGTTCTGGGTGGACGACCCGAAGTACGGGTGCGAGCCCATGGTCGAGCGGGTCAGTGCGCCAGTGATTGTCGAGGCCCCCATAGCCGAGAACGACCACGCGCCAGTAACCGTCTCGGTGGAGCCTAGGCGACCAAACACGGCCCCGTCAGCAATCTGAGACTCGGCAATGCTCAGGCTGGCCTGATGCTGCGTGACAGCGCCGACCGGGACGTAGGCTGCGCTTATGCTGCCTGCATTGATGTTGCTGGCATTTAGGCCCGAGGAGGTCGTAAGGACCGACACGCCGCTGATGGTCATGGACGTAAACGCACCGGCTGCACCAGTCAGCGTGCCCGTTACGTTGAGGGTCCCACCTACCGTGGTGTTCGAGGAGAACGCCCCAGTCGTAGCCGACATGGCCGCCAGCGTAGTAGCCCCCGCCACGCTGAGCGTAGATCCCAGAGCCGCAGCCGCATCGTTATAGACGACGCTAGCAGGGAGGTCCGCCTTGACCACAAGGCCGCCTGCGTCGAGTCCGCAGTACCCGTTGGCTGCGCCCTTGTTCGCCGTATCTTCCTTCGAGGAGATCGCCGTAGCAATCTCCGCAAACTCCGCGTCGATCTCGACGCCCTTGATACGCTTCGCAGCGTCGCCCGTGGTGAGGGCGTCCTTCGGACCGTAGCTGACGTTCTGGGTGTAGTTCGACATTAGGAGAGCCTTCCAACCTTGGCGAATAGGGTTAGCTTCTGGACAGCCAACGTGGTGTTAGAGATGATCGCTGAGATGCCCAGCTGGATGTACTGGCCCGTTCCTCTGGCCGGGACTTGGCCCTCGCGGAGTAGGACGCCTCCGCCGAACTCTGCCTCCCCCCACTCGTCCGCTCCCCACTCACCGCCTGACGCCGTGCCCGTGAAGGCCTTGGTCTTGGAGAGGAAGGAACTGGAGAAGTCGAACGCCCACTTGAAGTTGACGTCGATGGTGGAGTCGGAGAAGAACACGCCCTCGTACCGCTTGGGCATGAGCAGGAGACCCTGCTGAGTGAGGTCGATCCATCCCGAGTTGTACTCGAAGGAGTAGCTGCTAGCGTCGTCCAGACCGGTGATGTACTGCCCCAGCTTGCCCACACTACCCTTGCGGGCCATGAGGAACTTGCCGTTTCGGCGCACGATCATAGCGGTAGGGACTAGCGTCCACGTCCCGATACACCGTGCGGACCCATCCTCAAGCCTGCCGCGCGTGTCGAACCCGAAGGCGACGCCTGATTCCGTCGTACCCACCGAAGGTAGGGAAAGGAGGAAAACCCTGTCCCTCGGTGAGTACGCGGAGCGGAGGAGCGTAAGGTCGGCTGCCGACACGTACGCGCTGAGGAAGTCCTGTACCGGCTTGGACAGATTGTCAAGGGGGTTGGACTTCTGGGTGACGAGACGTCCGAGGGACTGGAGTCCGTTCTCAGACAGGAACCACAGGTCGCCGTCGACCTCCTGAATGGAGTCACGGGCAATGCACCCCGTGCCACGAACGACGTCGGACACGTATGCTTGGATGGGGTCGAAGCCAAGGGCGGAGCCTGCGCCGTCGGTGTAGAACACGATGCTGTTCTTGCCGAAGACGATCAGGGTGCCGTTGAAAGAAGCAAGGGCCGTGATCTGGTCGTTACCGGGCCACACGTTCCACAGGTCAAGAGTGCCTGAGTCCGAGCTAGTCCAGTCCGTAGCGTCCAGCAGCGCCGAGTAGTACAGGGTGTGGCCGTCCGCACCGCTGATCCACATGCGGCCAAAGGCCGACAGACTGACTCCGCCCTTGGGGGCGTTGACGTCCGTGAGGTGGGCGAAGCTGCCCGTACCGGTGTACCGGATCGGGGCCTTGCCCGCCTGCACGCCGATGATCTGGTTGTTGAAGTTGTGGAACTGCCAGTTGCCGTCCGTGAAGGAGGCAGTACCGGTGATGTCCGAGAAGGACGCACCGTCGTTGACGCTGGAGTGCAGCGTGGTAGCTGTGCTGACGATCAGGGCAGTAGTGGCGTCAGACTTGATGTACTCGATGGCCTGCACGATGGCCGAGCCGAGGGCAGACGTGGTGACAGCGCCCCAACCCTTGCGGGCTGCGACGCGTCCAGAGTCGTCAATGGCGGCGTTGAGCAGTACCGTCGCCCACTCCGGGCCGAGGGTCGAGCCTGCCTGCTGCTTGTTCAGCCCCTTGAATCCGGGGACAACCAGCGGGATGTGCAGTAGCTCGGCTCCACCATGTCGTCGCGGTTGCGGCATCGTTACTCTCTATAGAACTCGTACCGGTTGACCCGGCCTGCATTCTGAATGTCAGTCTCTTTGGCGACGCCCAGAGCGGCGTAGTATCGCTGCTCCGCCATATTCCCCGGTTCACCGAGTTCCTCACCGCGCTCGTTGAGCGCCATCATCAGGGCACCTAAGACGAGGGGACGGGACGGGACCTTCACGGTGTCCGTGGTCGTGGCCGTCTCACCAGCTATCGCAGCCTCCGGGATCCACCACTGCATGTTGATCTCGGTGTCGGAGTTATCCGGCGTGGGCCACACAGCCAAGCGCCACCCGTCGTCGTTCTGGATGATGGCGAAGTACTCGGGGTGTTCCGCCGTATCCGTCTGGTCCTCGTTCTTGAGGGCCACGTAGGTCTGCCATGAGATCTGCCGCAGCTGATGACCTTGGTTGTCCGAGGTCGGCTTGCGGTAGAACACTGAGGGATTAGGACCCTCGTACCGCAGGAAGGACTCGCGGGTGACAGGGGTAGACGCTGCCGTGTACAGGTCGTACTCGGTCTGGGAGGCTACGGTCGTAACCGTAACCTCCGTATCGAAGACCGACCAATCGTGCGCGTCGAGCATCTCGGCGTGGATATCAGCAACGAAGTCCACGATGAGGGCCGTGTAGTCTTCTGAGAAATCAGCCACCGCATCCTCACGGAGGCGGCGCAAGACTCGGTTGACAATCTGTAGAAGGGTCACAGTCTAGTTCCTAAGAAGATCAGTAGGGCCACAGCAGCCGCGCCGACAAGCCAGAGTGTCACTCTGCTGCGAGGTTTGTCGGCACCTGAGGGACCGACCGGTACTCGAAAGACACCAGCGGGGTGTACTCCGAGGCTACACCGGCTGCCGAAACTGTGCGCATCCGCACCGTGTTCTCGCCCTGCACGACACCCGGAAGGTCAGCCAGCGGGAACGTGTACTGGTTGTCGACGTCCCAAGCAACAGGGACAGCGATGCCAACTACTCCGTTGACCTCGACCTCGTAGCCGCCGTGGTCTGCCTGCGTGTACGGGCGACCGTCCGTGTACTGGGTAGTGCCGGTCCACGTCAGATTAGTTGCCATGCTTATCGTTCCTCAGTCTTGATGTTGGGGTCCTTCGGTCGGCCACCGGCAGGACGCGCGGGCTTGGCCTTATCCGTCTTGTGGACGAAGAAGTATACGCCAGCTGCAAAGGCTACGACGGCTAGTACAACGAGTGCTGTTTCCATGTTGGTTCCTTACGGTACGACCGGGCCAGTAGGCGCGGGGGTGGCTGGTTTGAACTTGTTGCGGATCTGGGCGAGGGTGTAGTCCGTTCCGTGGGCCGCGTTGTAGCGGACTAGGGCAGCCTGTGCATCCTCAACCAACTCCTCCTGCTGTGCGGCGATCTCGGCTAGCCGGCCCTTCGGGTTGAGTAGCTGCTGCTTCTCTTCCTCCAAGACGCGGTACTGCGAGACCAGCACGCTCATGTAGTTAGCGACGGCGTTCTGTCTTAAGCTCATAGACTTCCTCCTTCAACTCCTTGACTGCCTGAATCAACAGGCCGACGAGGCCGTTGTAGTCGACTGCGTACGAGTCAGAGTCCGCTGCGTAGTGGACCGCTGACGGCACGACTTCCTGCACTTCCTGAGCGATCACGCCGATGTGCGCAACGTCCGGGTCTTGGCCAACATTGGCGTCTGCCTTCCACGTATACTCGACTCCGCGCATCATGGAGACGACATCCAGCGCGCCCTTAAGCGTGCGGATGTTCTCCTTCTTGCGTCCGTCCGAGGCCGTCCAAGTGCCGGTCGCGTAGGCTGATCCGGTAACGTATATGCGGTAGGAGCCCGAGGTACTCGTGCCACCGAAACCGGTGCAGTCGGTACTGACGTTGTAGTAGTGAAACCACCTGCTGTTGGATTCGCGGTACGGGCCGCCGTTACCGGAGCTATCCCACATCATCGACACGCCTGAGTGCGCGCAGTAAAAGCCGCTGTATCCGCCCCTTGAGCTAGAGATGAGCAGCGTGGAGTAGGAGGACGTGGTGTTGTTGCCGATGTAGTTTGTACCGCCGCCGTCGAAGAAGTAGCCGCTGCCACTAGGAATAACGACGTTGCCGTACATCGTAACGGCGTTGCTGGCCTGATCAATCACTAGATCCCAAGCGCCATTGCTGCCAAGAAGGCCGTGCCCTGAAGCGTCGGTGTACCAGTAGGAGTTGAGCGTAGCTCCTCTGTTGGTGAATAGGCGCAGGTACGCCGTGGTCGCGTGGTTCGTCACGAAGTCAACGATGTTGCCGTTCGTGCCGTAGATGTTAGTGACGCCGCCACCCATGTTGCCTACGTGTACTGAGCCCCCGAGGGGCTGTAGGGATAAGTTGTACGCCGTGGCCGTGCCGTCAAAGCGGCCCACCTGAATCCAGGCGTTGCCAGAATTGAGGACTCCGGCCAGCAGGCCGTAGGCGAAGTCTCCGCTGTAGCTGAGGACTAGGCTGGTAGATTCGTTGGCGTATCCAAGCGAAGGAAGTGCGCCAGTCGCACCCTGCGCAATAACGCGGCCAGTCTGAATGTCGCCGCTAGTGTACAGACTCCCGGAAGTCACCGTGAGGCGGTAGTCGTAGTCGCCGGCGTCGTCGTCGGTCTCGTGGAAGTCGATGTACTTCCCGATCTCCATTACGCCGTTGTCGAGGACGCGAGTGAGCTTGCCCCACCAATCGGCTGTGGTGCCTAATAGGCCCCAGTCTTCAAAGTCCTGAATCGTGTGCTCATGCCGGATCAGCGAATATCGTCGTTCGACGGACATGAGGTCTCCAAAGGAAAAAGGGGAAGGCCCCCCCGAAGGGGGGCTATCCGTTACGACGCCTTGATGACGCCAGCTGCGCGGAGGGCCGCGAGGATGGCATTGATCTTGCCGCCCAGCACGCCGTCATTGGCCTCAAGCTGGTCGACCGTCGGGGTAGCGCTCGTGGTGAGCGTGCTAGACGCTCCGAGGGCCACGCCGTCCAGCGCGTCGACTACATCCGCAATCGCTGCGTTGTAGAGGTTCTCAGAAACTCGACTCATCGTGTTCTCCTAGTGTAAGGGTAGAGGGGGAACCTGCATTGAACGGGCACTAGGCCCTAGCCAAGCAGGCTCCCCCAGTTCGTTACGCCGGGACGACGATGGCGATGCCAGCTTCCGGACGCAGAACGCCCTTGCCGAGGATCAGGTCAGCCGTGAACAGGTCCGCGAGGTACTCCTGCTTGTACTGGCTCTGACTACGGGGGCGCATCTGCTCGATCAGCACGAGGGCATCCTTCTGGAAGAACAGCGCAGCGCGCTGGTCAACCGCAGTGCCCGTGTCCGCAACCGTCGGGCAGTTCGTCGAGACGTAGATCTCGACCCCGTACAGGTTGCCGATGCGACCGTTCTTGATCGCCTCGCCCGAGCCGACAAACGCCTGCTCAGTGAACCGGCTGATGCCGAGGAGCTTCGCCTTCTCGACCGGGGGAACCACGAGCACCCGACCCATCGAGTTGACGTCGTTATCGTCAAGCTGCTGGATCAGGAGGCGCAGGCCCTCGTCCGTAATGGTCGCAGCGTTACCCGCGTTGGCGTTAGCGCCCGGGTTCCACGCAACCAGAGCACCGCTCGTCGGGGTGCCGATCACCGCCTTCGAGTACGCCGTGCCCTCGACCGTCGGGGCCGCGTCGGCACCGGCAAACTTCGCACCCTCAGCGTGCAGCAAGCTGTCGACCTTCTTCGCCAGCGCATAGCCAGCGTCGTCCGTGTAGAAGCGACGGAGAGCGTCCGAAGCCTGCACCGAAACGATATCCTCGATCAGACGGGAATACTCCCAATGCTGGTCGATGTAGAAGGGCTTAGTGCTCTCCTGATTGGCGATCAGCGTGACCATCGTCTCCGCAGCCTTGGCCGACGCGTCACCGCGAACCGGCTTCGGGATGTGGATCGTGTCGCCCTTCTTGCCCACGAAGTTCATCGTGTTCACAAGCTGCGGCATCACGAGGTTCGCCTTGTACGTGGCGATGATCTCGTCGCTCCAGAGTTCCGGAACGAATGCGCTGTTGCTACGGGTACGCGAAGCCGCAGTGACTTCCGTGAGAGTTACATGGCTCGTAGAGCCGCCCAAACCTGCCATTGTGTGTTACCTATGTAGAGTGTGTTAGTCATTAACACGACCCTCAGCATAGGCCTGCTGGATGGAAGCTGCATGTGCGTTTAACCATCGTTCCGCTGCACCATCACCGCGCTTGGCGGCAATGCGCTTCTCCATCAACGCGCTACGTGAGTAGCGTTCGACGGTCTCCGGAACGCCAGCGCCCGCAGACTCAAGCCCTGCGGCCTGAACTTTCTGCTTTCGCTCACGCTTCTTCTCTTCCTTCTCGGCCTTCTTCTGAGTGTCGTAGTATGTGCCGAACAATTCGTCGGCTGCACCAAGATCACCCTGATCGGCAGCTGCGGCAAGGCGGAGGCGGTAGGGACGCTCTCGGATCCAGTTCAGCATCGCCGGGTCCTTGACATCTTCCTGCCAAGTCGGGTACTGCTTAGTGAATGCCTCAAGGGCCTTCTCTGCCTTCGTCTGATACAGCTCTCGTTCGAGCTTCTCGATGCGGTCGCTTGACTCTTCCCGAGCGACTTTACGGATGCTGGCATCCGGGTCTTCGTAGATCTCGTCCAGCGACAGGGGCTTCTTACTTGTGGCCTCTGCCCCTGCACTCGACTCCTGTGATTTCAGAGCGAGCAACTCGTCAACGCTGCGGCGCAACGCACCAAGGTCCTGTGCCTGTCGGCTGTTGAGCTTTTCAAGCTCGACGTAGCTCTGGGCGATTTCCTCTGCCGTCTTGCCTACAAATCGTTCGGGGATTACCGCTTCCTTCCGCTCTTCCGAGTTTCCAGCTGCGTCCTCGATCTCGTCGTCAAGGTCACTCTTCACGTAGTCTTCGTACTTAGCCATTGTCAACAACTGCTCCTAAACATGGGTACACCACAATGGTGTATTGTCCCGATTGAACCCCGGTACCGGATGGCGTATTCTCCGGGGGCTACCTGCCCTTGCCTGCCTTCGTGCGGGTCTTAGCCCACTTGTCGTAAGCGGAAGGGAAACTTGGATCCAGTCCCATGCGAGGGTCGAACACCGACGTCTGGACTTCCAGCGTCATTGTTTTCCCGCACTCCTCGCACACTACTGGGTCGTGTCTTTCGTCGACCTTGCGGATGAGGTCCGTTGTATGCTCACTGGCACACGCGTACGTGTACAGCGGCATTACTCGTCCTCTTCCTCAGCCGACGCTCGCAGGGTGGTAGTCATGTCCTGCAAGTTGATGAGTCGAACCAACTGCTCAGCCTGTCCCCGGAGGTAGCAGACCTCTTCCCAACTCTTGGCCTCAAGGGCCTGCGCTTGGAAGTGGTAGATCTGCTTGCGCGCCTCGTCAACGAGGTTGCGCCATCCGGCGGTGCCGAACATGTAAGCCAAATCGTCGTAGTACTTGATGTCTTCCTGTGTAAGCATCGGGCCTCCTTACTTGCACCGTTACTTGCTGCTTGATGTAGCCTTCTGGGCCTTGATCCTCTCGACCTCTACGCGGCGAGCCGCGATCTGGTTCTGAGTGTCGGCCATTCGGGCCTTCTGCGCACCGATTGCGGCGTTGGCTGCCGCGATATCCACCTTGTCGTCTTCCAGATCCGCAAGGACAGCCTCACGATTCGCCTTAGCCAGCGACAGCTGGGCGGAAGCCTGAGCCTCCTGAGCCTTCGCCTGCTTCTCAGCAAGCTCAGCTTCCAGCATAGCAATCTGCAACTGCTGTTGCTTCTGCTGCATGGCCTGCTGTTCCGGGGACGGGGGAGCCGACATGGCCTCGATGGCCTGCTTGAGCTCTGCCTTCTCGGACGAGGAGGTGTTCTCGAAGATCGCCTTGATGATGATCGAGTGGGCCGGGGACTCCGGGGGCGTGTAGCCCAACAGCTGAGTCAGCTGCGAAAGCTCCACTTCCTTCGCCATGATGCCCATGCTGGCACGAACGACGAACTTGTAGTCCTTCGGATACCGCTCAGGATCGAACTGCTGGTAGCGCCACAAGCTGCGGCGGATCAGCGGGGCAAGGAACTTGCGCTCGATGTTCTGCATCGTGCGCTTGTTGCGCTTGAGCATACCGCTCTGCATCATCGACATGCCGCCAGCCGTCTCGTTGCGGCTGTTGATGCCGACCGGAGTAGCGGAGTCCATGGAGCCTGTGCCCATCTGGACCATTCGCTCAAGGTCGCCCGACTGCTGGAACGTCAGGGCAAGGCCAGCGGAGTTGAATCCGATGGGCTCGATGACTTCCGAGGGCCGACCACGGGTGAAGAACACCTTACCCGGACGGATGCGCATGTCTGGATTGCGCGGCATACGGCCCATATCGGCTCCCAGCATGGGAGCAGTCATGAGCGCAAGAGCGTCGATACGGGCACGAAGCTCCGAGTCGAGCGCCTTCTGGGGGTTGTAACCCTTCTCGGCTACGCCACGACCCCAGAACTCTCCGGGCACCGTGTCGTGCTGGTAGGCAACAATCGGCCTGTCCTTCATGACGAAGGGCGAGGCAACAGCCCGAAGCACAAGGCCCTCGTTGGCGACAGTGACGATGGACTCGACGAGCGTCTCGCCGTCCTTTTCCTCTGCGCCGTCGACCCACTTGGCCGGGACCTTGCCGTAGAACTCAGTGATGAGAACGCCACCATCTTGCGAATCAACGCCTGACGTGGTGCCGGTCCCAGTAGAGTCGCCGGTCTTCCGACCGTTGTAGGCAGTGATCTCGCCCTTGGCGTAGAACCCAGCCTTCTGCTTTTCCTTGATGGTGTGCATCGGCTTGATGAACTCGTGGGCGCAGAACAGCGCCTCGTCCACCGTAGTAGCCGACGGGTCAATGACGAACTCATCCGGACGAACCGGGCTGATCTCGACAGCCACCTTGTCGTCGATGATGGGCTTGCCGTCTTCCCCCATCTGCTTGACATCTTCAAGCTTGACGTTGATCTTGGCGATGCCGGTGCCGTACAGCGAGCCGAGCAGGAAGACCTGCGAGATCGAATCTGGCACTGCCGAGATCTCGAAGTCCTCAAGCAGCTGGTCCCGGAGGGCGATAGCATCGTCCTTCTGCTCATCCCGGATGTCGTCGTCGACGTCGAACCACGCCGTCTTCGAGAAGACAGCCTCTTCGATCTCAGCGACCGACATTTCGATGGCCTGCTGGAGGGCAGGAGCAATCAGCTTAGACCTTTCCGATCCGTTGCTGGCATCCTCCGAACCCCAAAACCCCCGCCACAGGCGGGTGTATTCGGCCCATCGTGTACCGTACTTCTGGTCGCGGACGTCCCTTGCACGCTTCACCTTGGATACGACGTACCCAAGTAGAGCCTGCTTTGGCGAGACTACTGCCGAGTCCGGGCCGCGATCTTGACTGTCGTTATCGCCAAATTGGTTCATTAATAGCCCGCGTAAGCGTCCATGGGTTTCCAGTTGTCCACATAGTCGGGGCCATCGAACCACGGCTCAGAAAGCTGGTCGATGTACGCAACTGCGTCTAGCAAGTCGTCGTGCGCCTGCGGGGACGGGAAGTCCTCCGCCTGCTCAAGGAAGGCGGCGTTCCACTTGCCTCTCAGCAGTTGGATCCGGCCCTTCTCGGCACGACCTTGCAGCGCCCAAGCGATGCGGTCCGTCTTCTTGTTGTTGCCGTGGGTAACGTCCTGCGGGGTGAAGAAGATCCCCAACCGGTTCATCTCGTCGGCCAAGTACGGCATCACCGCGTTGCGGCTCATGCCCTTCTCGATCCCTAGCAGGTTGGGACGGTTGTCCCGATATGCCTTAACGATGCGGAGAGCCGTCTCTCTGGTGTCCCACTGGCCGTGGATGATGTCCGTGATGCACCACCCACCTTGGTGATTCAGGACAACCGCGATAGCGTGGTCGTCCAGTCGAGCAAGCTTCCGGCCACCCTCTGTGGCCTCGAACCCTGCCAAGTCGCACGCGACGTAGTAATCGCCGGGGGACGGGATCGTGTCGACAATCGGGAACATGTCCCGAGTGAGGACGATACCAGCGCCACCCTCGAACGACGCCTCGTACTCCTGCTTGTACCGGTCAAGGGCCATGCGGCCCCGAGCCATTTCGATCTCCTTCCTAGGCAGGAAGGGGTTGGTCTCTGAGGCGAAGTGCCACGACTTCCAGTCCGGATCACCGGACAGGCCACGCCGGTACAGCGTGTAAAAGTGGTTCTTGCCATCGGGGGTACCGATGAACAAGGCACCGCCCTCAGTGCGCGTGAGGGCTGGGCTGATGATCAGTTCCCACACCTCTTCCTTCATGAACGCATATTCGTCCATGACGACGTAGGACAAGCCTACGCCACGGAGAGAGTCGGGCCTATCCGATCCCTTGATCGAGATACGACGCCCGTTGATGAGCAGTAGCTCCCCGGTGTTCTCCCACTTGTTGGCGATCAACTCGTGGCCGAGTTCCTTGAGGAGGGGCCACAGGATCTTCTTGCCTTGGTCGAACGTGGGGGCTACGTAGTATACTTCCTCCAAGGCCAGATCGACGGTAACACCATCTGACCGGACCTTGGAGGTCTTGGAGGCCTCTACGAAGAGAGTAACTGCTGCGAGATAGGACTTGCCGAAGCGTCGTCCAGCTGCCACGACCTTGAACCGGGTCGGATCATAGAAGATCTCAGCCTGTTTGTCGTGCAAACTTACGCGCATTACTTCCTCTTTTTGTACGGGTCCCCGCTAGCCGGGTTCTCGACGTCGTTCGTACGACGCTTTACGTCGGCCATGGCGTTAGCAAGAGCACCGTCTCGGGCTACCTGAGCAATGCCCTCACGGGCAACCGCCTTAGCCTTCTCGACCCCCTTGGCCGCTGCATAGGCAACGTCCATGGCAGTCTCCTTGACCTGCCCTGCAATGCCGCCCTTAACTCGAACCTTGGGGATCGGCATATCAGTCGCCCTTACCGCGCGAGTGCGAGTTCGGGGACGTCTTGAGGGACTGGGCACCCGACGGAGGGGCCTTCTTCTGGGTCGGAGCAGCCGGGGGCTTGAATCCGGGACCGGTGGAAGCCGGGATGCATTCCTTGTTACTTGCCATTTTCGATAACCTCTTGCGCTGTCTCTAGTGCCACCTCTTCCTTCCGCTTCTCAGCCGGGGTATTGGTGGTAATTTGGATGGAAACCTTCTCTTGGGCCTGCTTCTCTTCCGAGATACCCTTGGACATATGCAGTTCAAGGAGCAGTTTGAGCATGGTCCGGTCGCCTTGGAGGGCCAACTCGAACGCCTTATCGAGAACCTCGGGCATCCTCGCCATCGAGGCATCCCGAAGCTGCTCCTCCAGCATCATCTTCTGGAGCGTGATCTTGTTCTTCGACCCCTTAGGTCGACCCGACGGGTTCCCTGAGGTACCTGCCGGGAATTGGGTGTCCTTACTTGACATTCTTAGCAGATCCCATGACTGTTCGTAGCATTTCAGCCGTCTTTCCGCTGTCCCTAGAGCCTACGATCTTGGTTGGATCAAGGAACTCACGGCGAAGCGTAAATAGATCTCCGTTCTTAGTGTACCCATAGAGCACGGTCTGGTCTCGGTCGTTGAACCCAGACAGACGGGAACCGTCCTTTAAGTGTACCGAGCTCTTGAACGTCAGTTGGCCCGGTCCTCGCGGCGTCTCCTTGAAGAATCTGCCGCCGTAGTCTGGGACGAACTTAGTAGGTGTAGCTGCCGGAGCAGCTGCCTTGCCTCTACGGGCGTCAAGAGCTTTGATTACCGCGTCGACTTCCGGGCCGTCCTTATCTGGTACCTGCATGGCACGGGGATTGCCCTTGTTGACAGCGCGAGCAAGCGCGAACTGTTCCTCAGGGCTGATCGTAGCGGCTACTGCACGGCCTACGGAGCTCGTGGGGCGGTCCAGAGCCCTCTTGGCTACCTCTGCCGCCTCGTCGTCGAAAAGCTCGGGACGAGCCTTCTGGGTGGCGTCCGTGGCACGTCTGAGGACGGAGCTAGCCGGAACGAAGGGCAAGAGACCTGCCGCAGTCAACCCAAAGTTCAAGGGCGTGCGCTGGGACGGGTCTACTGCGTAACCCAGCCCATCGGCTGCTAGACCGACGGCGTCCCCGAAGGGAGACGGTATTGCAATAGAAGCAAGGCTGGCTCTCGCTTGGAGCTCGACCAGCTTCTTCTTCATCTCTGGAGACATAGTAGGATGATCCTAGAAATCGGCGCTGGTGCGCCTCTGTTCTTATTCCGCCGAGGCGACGGGCACGGTCGCATGGCACGTCCGTACCTTGCTCCCTCGATACCCGCCGCCCAACGGCGGTATCGTACGGGTCGTCTAGTTGTACGTCCTCCCCGTCCTCTATACCTAGTATAGACCGAAAAACGTCAAAATTATGCATTCTGTTGATGAGATTGTTTAGTTGTGTATTAGGTGTTGAATTACCTTGCACTATTCTGCCCTTGAGGTCGGTCTCTCGTGGACCGATCGACCTTTGCACCCCTGTTTTTAGTCAGTCGCGCCAGAGGCCCAGCGGGCCGACCTTCCGGGTCTCGGGGCTCTCCATGCCCCGCCTCTGGGCCTACTGCTGTTAAATCAGCTATTCCTCCCCTCATCAGCGTCTTTGGGTGCATTCGCTTTCCTGCCTGCACGGCAGGGGGGTGCCCCCGGCCCAAGATTATGTCAACATGGCCGTGATTATGTCACATGGCACGATTCTTGCATGGTGCTGCGTTATGTAATGTGGCATGAAAGATGCATGTGGTCCATGTTTATTGTTAAACCACCACCACCACCAAGAGCTTATGTCAAGTGGCGCGGATTGTGCATGGTCATCTGTGCATTATGTAACCTACCCCCATCCGGGGGGGATATGCAAGATGTATGCCAACCTGATGCGGTCGGAGTGGCATGGTTATTGCATGGCATGGCATGGGGTCAAGGTATGCAAGGATCATGCCAAGAGCAGCGAAGCTGCGACCGTAGCACGCTATGCAACTATCATGCCAAGACACGTTACCCCGTGCGCCAGCATGGGAAGTGTTGCTAAATAGCAACCTTACAAATCAATGGGTTAGCCTGTGGATAATTCTGTGGATAACTCGCAAGGCTGCACGATCGCGGTCAAGGGTAGGCAAGGGTACAGGGTAGAGCCTTGCGCCTTGCTACGGGCTTCTAATGCGGTCACAGCATGGGGACGCGGCTCTCATACATATATGGTGCTATCCGGGTCATTTAACATAATCTACCTGCGGGTTGGCATGGTTCGTGCCGTGCAAGATTCGGGCCATGTTATACGTATGACAAGGTAGAACGGCCCGGAATTTTTTTGCACTCGGGTATTGCATTGCGTGCCGGATGCGCGTATAACGGCAACTGTAGCTTCACGCTACGTTGATGCTCTTTAAAACCCTAGCTGACTGATAGGCCCGGACATGGGGCGCGGGATGCCGCGCGGATTGATGGGGCGCTAGGTCGGCAACGGTACAGCATCGTCGGATGCTCTTTAACAACTAGCGCAAGGACCGGACGTAGCGGAAAGGCTACGCGCGGAATCCTTGCGGCTTGCGTAGCGACTACGGGCTTGCTGCCTGCTACGCGAGCACAGGAAAGGCAAGCCACAATCCACCAATGAAAGGAAATGGAAAATGAGCAAAGCTAAGACAAGCCGCAAGGGTTCGCCCGTGGTCGTTTCCAGCAACGTCGCAACGTCGCGAGTAGTGCCGACCACGGAAGAAAGTGTTGCCGGCAAGCTCGCGCATTTGCGGGATATGCTCAAGGCTGCGACAGTCTCCGCGCGTAACGTGGAGATTGGACAGGCCGCCTTGAATAAGGACCGGACCGGCAACTACGACGCAGCGGTTCTGATCGCGGTCGAAGCTGGCAATGCCGAGACTTTCGCGACGGCGTGGGAAGGCTGGAAGGCTGACATTTCCAGCAATAAGGACGGGATAGCGGTCGCGTGCAATTGCTCGGCATCCAAGCCGCGCAAGGACGGGACCGTGACCTACAACGTGCCGCGGGGACTGTCAACGGCGGTCAGCATGATGACGGGCGCGTATAAGCTCGGCGTCAAGTTGACGGACAAGGACGGCAAGCCGCTCACGTTCGGCAAGATTCGCGATGCGAAAGGCAAGGCGGAGGCGGCGGAGGCTGCCAAGACTGCGGCCGCTACCATGTCCGAGGCGGACAAGGCTCGCGCGTCCGTGGTTCTGCTGTGCGAGCAGATTGCGAAAGCCGCGCCGGCCCTGACCGTGGCCGACTGCGTTGAGACTCAAAAGATTCTCGCGCACGTGCTGGCAATCGCAACGGGCGAAGCTGGCGAGACAAAGAAAGCCGCGTAACTCACGCGCACCAATTGCCCCCGGTCCGAAAGGATCGGGGGCTTTTTTTTGGTCCGCGATTTGTACCCGCGCTAGCCGCTCGCGTAAGGCGCGGGAATAGGGATGCGCCCAAGACTGCGCCCAAGATGCGCCCAAAACCGAATACGCCCATCTATTGACTTTTTGCGCCCAATGTGTCATAATGTGCACTCTGGTAGTAATGTTTGATGAAAAGGGCCAAAAGGTCATACGTATGACACGTTCCACCAAGTTCCGGGCCAAGCCGCAAGGCAGGGCCACACGGACTAAGACAGTCGGCAAGCCGCGTGGCATCAAGCCGCTGCCGCTGCACCTAGCTGTGCTGCCGCAGATGCTTGTACGTACCCCGCTCAATCCGGGCTGCGAGACTACGCGCTCGCATTGGGGCGCTGCGGTCGCAATGGCGGATTGGTCCATTGATTCATTCCTGCGAGGTCGCGACTTGCGCCCACGTGGGGCGGAGTGGGAAGTCCACGTTGACGGCAACGTGTACTCACATGAGGATGCGCTGTACGCACTTGCTTGGACCCGTGCAGCGACGTTGCGGGGCATACCCGTCCAGTTGGTCCGGGCCTAACGTCATACGTATGACAAGGTGACAACATGATCGTCAGACTCAAACCATCCGCCAAATTGCCCGTGTCGTATGACACGCTGGCAACGCTGGCAGCCCGCCGCTTTGACGCGCTAGTGTGGCTCGCTACCCGCGAGGCATCCCGCCACATCGTCTATCACGACGGCAAGGCATTCGGGGATGCGGTACGCAAGGCAGACGCCGAGTGCGACGAGTACGGCAGACTGGCGGACGGGGCATGATCCGCCCGTTAGGTGAAAAGCCGTTGAGCCGCAAGGAACTCTTGCAGCTTTACGACTACCTGCTGGTGCAGGACCGGACGACGCCCAACATGACACGTGTGGCGGCGGGACGGCACGCACGGATCAAGCAATTCGTTAACCGACTCTACCGAGAGTCACTAACGGGGGAAGGGAAATGACAGACGCAAAGCCCATCGTCCTATACCGGGACGACCTGCCTCATCGCATCCAGATCGGACTGCCTGCTATCGTGGTCGTGGTCGACGACCCGCGCATTCCGCCCGGACACCCTCACGACGCCCATCCGACCGCGTACACGTCGCCCGTGGGAGCCGTGGACGTGCTGAGTGGCGAGTTCTGGACCCGCAACACCCACTACAAGCCGCATAGGGGCTAACGTGAACCGCTTGCTTGTGTGCCTGACTGCACTCGCGGTATGGGCGCACGAGATGGCGGAATTGTGGGCCATGCCGTGGGATTGGACATACCCCGGCACGTGGATTCTGCTGGTATGTCCCGTATTGCTACCTGCGAGCGGCAGGTGTCATACGTATGACGATATAGCCGCTCGGTTCAAACACTTTTGGAGGGCTGAGAAATGATTGCCGAAATGTTGGGAGCCATGCTGCTGCTCATCGTGGTGTCATGGATAGTTGCCTGCCTTGCGTTGCCGTTGCTGGCACTCATCGTGGCGATTGTCCTGTGCTTCACCATGCCGCTGCTTGGCTTTCCCTTGCTTGCGGTGTACATTGTTACGCGAGTGCTGCGGGGATGAGCCGCAAATCTCGCAATCCCTACGTTCGCAGGCACAGGCAGGCGAAGCGTAGGGCCAAGCACGATTACCCGAACCTGTCCAAGCACGGGCGCTTCGCAGATATGAGAGCGCGCCTCACGGCTGAACTGCGTCGGGAAGTCGAGTCCACAACGTCGGAAATGTCATACGTATGACTGGAGAATCGAAATGACTGTGACTTTCACCAATCAGCCGCTCGCTACTGCGTTTGTGCCCTTGTTCGTGGGGAGCTTCCCGCGTAACCAGCTGGTGGGCTACAGCACGTGGCGTCCGTTCAATCCGGCAGAGGGTCCGGACCAGCGGGCCGCGTGGTGGTGGGTGTGGGGGCTGTACCGCTTCCGCAACTCCGAGGACTCGGACCGCTGGTGTATGGCCGAGACTCGGATGCTGCTCGGGCAGCACATCCACGACTTCTGCGGCGGAGTGCTGGCGTCGTCGGGTGGGACCATCTTCACCCACGAGCAGGAAAACCAGTGGTCTGCGCCACGCCTCGGGACGCTCGGGGCGAGTCACCTCAGGGTGTCACACGCAGAACGGGCGAACGTGCCGTCCATCCACGACGCGCTGCGTGCTGAGCGGTCGCTGAGTCGGCGCGAAGTGGCGGAGATCATGGACCGGAGCCTTATGTACTGGGCGCTGGCCCGTATGATTGAGGTCGGGAAGCGGGGCATCTTCGCGTTCGACAGGGCGGCTAACAATCGGTCAAAGATGCGCAACGTGATGCGCACGGCAGCCAAGCTGCAAGCCGTGCCGAACTTCACGTGTGGCCCGGTCTACGACGCTGAGTACGCCAATCGGGAGACTCGCATCGACAAGTCTCAGGACCAGACCGTGACCGAGGAACTGTTGGGCGCGACGGTCCTCGGCGACGACCACTACCGCTACACTCGGGCCGTGGCCGTGAACGTACACGAGGCACCGGAGTACCTGAACTCCAACTCGGGCAGCATGGTCGGGGCAATCAACCTGTCCTTCTCGTTGGACGGGGACCACGACGACGAGGCCATGGACGAGATATGGGACGAGGAACTGGAGGAGTATGTCACGCGCCCTATCGAGAAGGCGTCTGACTTGACGATTCCCGACTATTGGCGGCTGGCGGCGCGTACCCCTGCGTATCTGGCGCAGCAGCCCGTCGGTCTGTGGAACAACGGTTAAATGTCATACGTATGACAAAGGAGAAGGCAGATGTTCACGATAGGCGCTGATCCTGAGTTCTTCATCACTCGTGATGGGAACAGCGTGCTGCCCATTGTTGGGCTGCTCGGTGGGACGAAGGACAAACCGATCCCCGTTGGCGGGGCCGGAAGTGGGTTCGCGGTGCAAGAGGACAACGTGATGGCGGAGTACAACGTGCCGCCCGTGTCCGACCCGCACTCTTTCGCGGACGTGGTGGTGCGAGGCAGGCAGTTGGCGCTTGCCAAGCTGCGGCAGACGGTGCCGGGGGTGCAGGCGTGGCCGGACTGCTCGGTGTTCTTCAACGAGGCGGCCCTCGCCAACCCTCAGGCGCAGATGTTCGGGTGCAGCCCGGACTTCAACGCCTACGAGCAGGGCGCTCCGCTGCCCCGCATCCAGCCGTCCGAGTTGACGGAACCGGGCGGAGCGTGGCGCTTCGCAGGTGGGCACGTCCACTTGGGCTACCGCGAATACCTCGGGTGGGAGTGCCCCGACTTCGTGGCTGCCACAATCTGCGACCTGATGATCGGGCTGCCTGCTCTGGTCCACAACATGGACAATCAGGGCAAGCGTCGGCAGTTCTACGGCAGCCCCGGACGCTACCGACCTACCCGCTACGGGATCGAGTACCGCACACTCGGCAACTCGTGGACCATGACGACGCGCTCGGCGCTGCACGTGGGGAGCATGGCGTTCGGTGCGATGGGCGTGCTGGCGCGTGGAGAGCAGGAAGTGCGGCGCATCTACAACGAGATGCCGTGGGCTGACGTGCGACGTGCGATTGGGACCGCAGACGGTACGCTTGCGTACCAGTTGCGGGAGTATGTGTCTGACTTTGGACTGGAGATTCTCTAATGGCTGATGAAACGAAGGTTGATTCGCAGGGCATCCGTGTGTTCGTGTACGGATCGCTCAAGCAGGGGCGCGGCAATCACTCCGCGCTGTCAGGTGCAGACCTGCTCGGGCGGTGCGTGCTGCGCGGGCAGTACAGGATGCTGGACCTGCACTACTACCCCGGACTGGTGCACACTCCGACCGACAAGACCGAGACGCTGATCCTCGGTGAGGTCTATCGGATCAGCAAGGGCCAGCTGGATATGCTGGACATGATCGAGGGCCACCCCGACTACTACTGTCGGCACAAGGTGCAGACCCCGTGGAAGGGAGCGTGGGCGTACTTCCTGCCGCACTCGTACCTCGCGGTCAAGCCGTCCGTCGACTACGTGCATGGCACGCAGGTGTGGCTGCCGACCGATGACGAGCGGGAGTTCGTCCGTGCAAACGCCTAACCAACTCGGCCTGAAGTGGTACACCGTGAAGGTGACTACCTCAGGCGAGAACGCCAGCACGTACATGTGCGAGTTCCTGTGCCTGAGTGCGGAGGAAGCGGAGCGGCGTGCGTTGCAGATGGTGGCGCTGGAAGGTGATCCGGTCGAGTCCGTTCACGTGCAGATGAAGTACCCGGAGAGTGGCACGGCGATCCCGCCTCCCACACCGGAGCCGCCCAAGCGCAAGGTGACGCCAGCAGAGGCGCGTGCCCTTGCTGCGTTCGTACTGGTGCCCGTCAACGTCGCGTCCGTGTCATACGTACAACAAATGGAGGGTGCAAAATGATTGAGTTGCCGGAAGGCATATCGGCTGACGACCTAGCCCAATGGTTAGGCGGGGGCTATTGCATCGTGGATACAGGCGGGGGCTACGAGCCTGCCATCTACGACCGCCTCGTGGACGACGACGGGAGCGAGCGATACGCTCGTATCCGCAAGGCGAGCAGTCGCTTTGAGGAACGGACGACTTGCCCTGTCTCCCGGATCGCAGGGTGGTGGCCCATCTGCGGGAGCATCAACATCCCGACTCACAAGGTAGCGATCAGCGTCGAGCGCATCCCGGCTCGGCAGTACCGGCGCACGCTGAACGGGCGTCAGGTGAAGGTGGTCGTGCCTCGTGGGTGGGAGGTGCGGAAGGTGCGTGGCTCTCTGGCGTACGCTCAGGTCAAGAACCTGTCGGCGCATACCGTGCCCCATCTGTGGGCTCCGTGGTACCCGCCGAACGTGGACGAGGCGCTTGCTCTGCTCGCTGAGGGATGGCTCAGTATCGCCATCAATCGGCGCATCATCGTGGCGCAGGACCAAGTGGGTAAGCGCATGATCTACTACCGAGGGCAGGTCGCTGCCACTCAAAGCGGCGGGCTGCTGGAGCCTATCGCTGACACGACGACGTGTCGCCTCATCAACCGGGCGCTGAATGGGAGAGTGCAATGGACGGTGGAACTATGACCCCTATCGTCGCTGACTACTCGGCCAACGAGTTCAACTCGCCCACGACCGAGGGCTACGGCATCGAGGTCGAGGTCGAGAGGTTCGACTTGGGTACCAGACTGGAACTGGCGAACAAGATGACCAAGTACTGGCACATCAAGGACGACGGCTCGTTGCGGAACTCTGGCGCTGAGTTCGTGTCTAAGTTCCTGCCACCCGACGACGTGGCGACTGCCGTTCACTACCTGTACGGCAAGACGCGCAAGCATTGGGAGCCGTCGGAACGGACGGGCATCCACGTCCACGCCAATATGCTCGGGCGTACCTTCGATGAAGTGGCGCGGATCTGTACGTACTACGCTATGGTCGAGCCGCTGGTGTTCCTGTGGGCTGGCACGGAGCGCGAGGAAAACATCTTCTGCGTGCCGTGGTACAGGGCACCCGACGAGGCGGCGCTGGTGAGCAGGGCGCTACGTTCTGGGGACATGTTCTCGTTGCGCCAGTCGTGCAAGTACAGCGGACTGTTCGCTGGTCCGCTGCGCACGTTCGGTACGCTGGAGTTCCGGCACGCTCGGACGTTCGACACCCCGGAGCAGTTGGAAGCGTGGGTCCGTGTCATACGTATGACAGCTAACGCCTACACGCTGCCCGACCCCATCGAACTGTACGCACAGGAAGGGGTTGCGGCAGTAGTCAAGCTGCTGTTCGGGGAACTGTACGAGCAGATCAATATGCCTGACTCTGCACTTGAGGCGCTGCTCCACGATCTAGGTGCGGTCGAGACAGCCCTGCTGTTCCAGCCCGTGACCTACGCACAGTCAGGGTGGGGAGTGCCGTGTGCGTTCGATGTGGGCGAGGGGGTCGAGCCCGGCCCTGACCTTGGATCGTGGCTGCCCACTCAGAGGTTCGCCACTCTGGACAACGAGGATGGGGACGAGGACGAACTGCCGGAATACGACGAAGACGACGAGATTTACGACGAACCAGAACCCGAAGCCTCTGACGAGGAAGGAGAAGTCTGATGTGTGGAATAGTAGGATTCATCACCAACGAGAAGGCGCGCGGCGCAGGTGATCGCCGCAAGTTCATGGAGAACGCGCTCATTGCTGGCACCGTGCGCGGTGACGACAGCACGGGCATCTTCACCGTGGGGCACAAGATGGAGGACGGTCAGGCTGCCGACTGGTTCAAGGTCGCAGCCGACGGCTACGAGCTAGTCGCCAGCAAGGAGTATCAGGACCGCATGACATACTCCAACACGTGCGACCTGCGGGCTGTCATCGGGCACAACCGCTCGGCCACGGTGGGCACAGTCAGCGTGGACAACGCGCACCCGTTCCAAGAGGGGCCGATCACGCTGGTCCACAACGGCACGCTCAACAGCACCTACGACTTGGGCAAGTCCCTGTGGGAGTTGAAGGGCGAGGGGGTGGAAGTGGACAGCCACGCCATCGCGCACAATCTGGCCGAGGCTACCGACCCTGCCGAGGTCATCAAGCTGCTGGACGGGGCGTTCACCCTGATCTGGCATGACGCTCGGGACAACGCTGTGCGTGTGATCCGCAATGACAAGCGCCCCCTGCATATGTACTTCGCCGAGTGCGAGGACACGGTGCTACTGGCGAGCGAGGCGGAGATGCTGCATTGGCTGGCTAAGCGCAACAACTTCCACGGCGGGACCATTGCGTACCCCAAGCCGGGAGAGTTGCTGACCTTCCGCCCCGGTAGTACCGTCCCCGAGGTACAGTCGGTCCCTTTGTACGTGCCGTCCTACAGCAGCCGTCGCTCGGCGGGATGGTACGGCGGTGGCTCTCAGGGGAGCGCACCCCGGAGAAGCAACCCGCTGCCGCCGTGGTCGGGCAGCGCCGCCCCTACAAAGGTCCCCGAAGAAAGTGAGTTGATGCTGCTGGAGCATGACCTTGACGCCGAGACGGACTGCCTGTTCGTACCGTCCCTCGTCACCCCGGTGGCTGGCCTGCCGACAGCCCTCGTGTCGGGCAACATCATCCACCCGGACGGCGGTATGCTGCTCCCTGCTGTGGTGATGCACTGCCTGTACTCGGCGGTCGAGAACTGCAAGGACAACGCGGAGCGGTGGACGGTGCGGCCCGTGGCCGTGCGTGGGCTGGACAAGGGGGCGGACCCGATGATCGTGGCTCGTCTGGTGAACCGGACGTATTACTCTGGTACTGCGAACGTGTCGTCCCTTGACCGCAGGGGCGGGTTGAAGGGCGGAGAGTACGTGCCTGCCGCACACGGGGAGTGGGTGCCGGTCGACGAGTGGATCAAGGCCACGGCTGACGGGTGCTACCAATGCGGCGACCGCCTGATGGCGGACGAGGCAGAGATCTGCGGGTGGGTGAACAACGGCAGCCGGTGCATCTGCCCCGGATGCTTTGACGACAACCAGAAGTTGGCCGTTGGCCTGCACTAACCTGTCATACGTATGACACAGGAGAGGACTATGCGTAGACGTATCAGAATCATTCCTTACGGCCCGAGCAACTCGGCCAAGCTGCTGTCCCGTGCCCTGCGCGTCAAGCGCATCAAGCTGGATGGGACCAGCCGCTTCCTGTCACGGGACGGGGACGTGCTCATCAACTGGGGCAGGCACAACGGGATGGGCAGGCCCCTGCGTGGGTTCGTGAACGTGCTCAACGGTTTCGACCGGGTGGCTGTGGCCCGTGACAAGCTGGCCTGCTTCAAGGCGCTGACCGAGGCACGGGTGCCGACGGTGGAGTGGACGACCGACAGGGCGCTCGCCTTTGCGTGGGCGCAGGGCGGACACACGGTGTTCGCTCGCCACTCTACCACGGGGCAGGGAGGCAGCGGAATCGAGATCGTAGATCCCGAGTCTGCCGTGCCCATCGGGGAGGACGATATGCCGGATGCCCCGCTGTACACCAAGCGGTTCCGTGCCGAGCATGAGTACCGGGTCCACGTGTTCGGCCCGTACCATCTGGCGCAGAAGAAGCGGCGGCGCAACGGAGCGGAGCCTAACGCTGTGCGTAACCACCGCAACGGCTACGTGTACTGCACACGGGAGATTGAGGCTCCCAATTCTGTGACTTCAACGGCTTGCTCTGCGGTAGCTGCGCTCGGATTGGACTTCGCTGCGGTGGATCTCATGTGCAACAACGCAGGGGAGGCTCGGGTTCTGGAGGTCAACACGGCACCGGGCATCGAGGGGTCTACGCTGGACTTCTACGTGGAACGCTTCCGTGAGAAGCTGGGGGTGGCGGTATGAGCAAGCACGAACTGTTCAAGGAACTGGGGCTGGACGCCCACCAGTGGGACGTGTGCTCGCTGGTCTACGAGGCACGCGAGGCTGAGATCGAGAGTCTGCGCTCGCGGCTGGCCGAGGCCGATGTGTGCCTGCACAGCACAAGGGTGACGCTCATCGAAGTCGCTGAGCATAGTGACTTTGAAGAAGGCGCGGAGTTCGGAGTTAGATCGTGCTGTCACGTAAGAGACTACAGGCCACACGCAGAGTCGTGTGCAGTAATGCGTGCGATTTCCAACATCGACGCCTTCCTTGCGCGGGAGCAGAGCCATGAGTGCCGGTGACGTTCCGCGCTGCCCGTCGTGCGGGCTGTATCTCTATCCGTCAGACACGGCGACCGTTCACTTATGCGGAGTTCCATACCCCAACAATGCACCAGCGTCGTATCCGCTCAAGGACTGGCGTGACGCCGAGATCGAGTCCCTGCGCACGGACTATGTGCTGTTGTCAGACGACTATAAGCAGCTACTCGGAGACAACGAGCGCCTGCGCTCGCGGCTGGCCGAGGCGGACGCGCTGCTGCGGGAGACGCGGGAGGAAATCGACGCGCCTTGCTGGTCTAGGCCGATTGCCGGATTTCAGGAGGAGCGGAGCGAATTCCTCGCCCGCATCGACGCCCACCTTGGGCGGGAGGAAAGGCGTGGTTGATTACTACGGCGTGAGTCGATCAAATATCCATGACTACGAATCGCATTGCCTCAAATCATCCTGCTATATCGTCGTGATGGCGTCCGACTATGACGCACTCGTGGCGCGGCTGGCCGAAGCAGAGTCCACGTTGGAGCACATACGGGACAGCACGTACCGCAGCGCGGTTGTCCTGCGCGGAGTCGCATCCGACTACTTCGACAGAAGGAGAACGTCATGAGCAGGGAGGACTGGGAACGTGGTGATGCGGTTGAGTTCGTCTATGTCAACGGGATCAAGTGCTTGGCGCAATGTCAGTGCCGGTCTACTTGGTTCTATGCCTCCAACGACAACTATCTTTGTGGAGATTGC